CAATAGAACATCTATCTGATAACGGCAGTGCATACACCGCGCGCGAGACCAGGCTGTTTGCCCAAGCCCTCAACCTGATCCCATGCTTCACGCCCGTTGCCAGCCCACAATCGAACGGCATGTCTGAAGCCTTCGTCAAAACCTTGAAGCGGGACTATATACGCATCTCACCCATTCCGGACGCCGATACAGCTCTCCGGAAGATCGACGGATGGATCGAAGACTATAATGAAATCCATCCACACTCAGCGCTGAAAATGGCCTCCCCAAGGGAGTTCATCAAAGCATTGTCTCAATAGCTGATTTGTCCGGCGAAATGGGGGGCACTCCAAGATGGCATTATGTGCCTTGAAGCTATCCATTGACCTGAATGGATTGCATGAAATGCTATCTCCGCTTTCCTATACTTCGGATAGATTTCCTGAATTTCGAGACAGCCTCCTCAGCCTTCTCAATTCCGGTGAAGAGCTTTTCGCTATTGATGATGAAATCAGAGCCGCACCCAGCACAGGTCATTTTGTCGTGCGTTTTAAGCCAAGCGATAGTCTGCTCGATCTGATTTCTACATTTAGGGCAAGTCACCCCGATTGTCTGGTTTTCAAACATGATAAGCCTCCCGCTGGTAATTCAGCACAGGCACATTCAACTGTCTAGCCATTCTGGGAGCGACACTCCTTTCACTCATCCCACCGGGCGGCTAGACCGGCAATAGAAGCCGCTAAGTCTTAAACGTACTCCAGACAGAAAGAGCCAGAGCGATTAAGTCGATGGCATTCCCTTTGGTCCATAGAACTAAGCTGTCCAACCGAGAAATAGCCTTAACGGCCTCGTCTTTCGATTGTGCTGAGGAGATAATTTCGCGAACTTTCGCAACTTCTTCCTCCGTCAGGGTGAACCGGTAACCTCCGTCAGTTACTACCACTCGTGACGTCTCAATCGTCCCCACCTGGTCGGCATCGATTGCAGTATCGAAGCCATGAATTTCAACATGGGTCATTTTGACGTGCCCGACGTTGGTGAGCTTTATGCCAGTAGTCTTTCTCACTGCTTTCCCTCCGTCCATACCCGAACAGGATTGAACCGTGAATCTCACGCCGAAACAAGAGCGGTTTGTCGCTGAATACCTGATTGACCTGAATGCCACACAGGCGGCGATACGCGCAGGATACAGCGAGAAGACCGCAACTGAACAAGGCTCACGCCTGTTAACCAATGTTAAGGTGCAGGAAGCCATTGCCAAAGGGCGGGAAAAGACCGCCGCAAAGCTCGAAATCACGAAAGAGCGCATTGTCGAGGAACTGGCCAAGATTGGCTTTTCGAACATGCTCGATTACATGCGGGCCGGAACGGATGGTGACCCGTATCTGGATTTCTCGAACCTGACACGCGAGCAGGCGGCAGCGTTGGCGGAGGTCACCGTTGAGGACTTCAAAGACGGTCGCGGAGAAGATGCGCGAGACGTTCGCCGCATCAAGTTCAAGCTTCACGATAAGAAGGGCGCTCTTGTCGATATGGCTAAAATGCTCGGCTTTATGATCGAGAAACACGAGCACTCCGGCGAGATTTCTCTGACCGTGTCGCAAGAGGATGCTGAACTGTGAGACATGGCTGCAATTCAACTGACGGAGAAGCAACGACAGGCTAACCGGCTATTGGCTGGACCTGCGCGCAATATCATGCTGCGCGGCGGCTCCCGGTCGGGGAAGACCTTCGTGCTTGTCCGAGCCATCATTCAGCGGGCAATCAATGCGCCAGGCTCTCGGCATGTCATTTTCCGTTTCCGGTTCAATCACGCCAAGACTTCCGTGTGGTCCGATACACTGCCGAAGGTTCTGAAGCTTTGCTTCCCATCGTTGCGAGTGCGGTTCGATAAAACTGACTTCTATGTCGAGTTGCCGAACGGTTCTCAGGTCTGGATTGCGGGTCTGGACGACAAGGAGCGCGTTGAGAAGATTCTCGGGCAGGAATACGCAACGCTCTATTTCAACGAAAGCAGTCAGATTCCTTGGGCATCGGTTGAAACCGCAATGTCCCGACTGGCCCAGAAGTGTGAGCTCGCGGCTCAAATAGCAAAAGCCACCGGACGGCAGTATCTGGCGCTCAAGGCCTATTTCGACTGTAACCCGCCGTCAAAACTGCATTGGAGCTTTAAGCTATTCCGGGCGAAGATGAAGCCTGGCACGAAAGAGGCTCTTCCTAATCCTGACGATTACGTCGAGATGAAGGTAAACCCTTCCGATAATGCCGACAATCTGCCGGCCGAGTATTTTGACGTGCTGGCATCGATGTCAGCAGCAAAGCGGCTTCGTTTTGAAGCAGGCGAATGGGCAAGTGAAGTCAACGGCGCATTGTGGGCGCTAGATGACCGCACGGCTGCCGACGGCAAAATCATGCCGGGTATAGACAGCCTGCGCGTGAAGCAGGCCCCGGAACTTGTTCGAATTGTGGTTGCTGTCGACCCCTCGGGTACGCGGGGTGATGACGGTGGCGACGACATCGGCATTGTTGTCGCAGGTCGTGGGGTAGATGGTCACGCATACATTCTCGAGGACGGCACTTGCCAATTGTCGCCGGAAGGATGGGGCAGGCGGGCAATCGACCTCTATCACCGTTTCGAGGCTGACCGGATTGTCGGTGAGCGGAACTACGGCGGCGACATGGTGCGCTTCACGGTGGCGACCGCCGATAAGAAGGCTGCCTTCAAGGAAGTTGTTGCCAGTCGTGGCAAAGCCGTTCGAGCCGAGCCGATCAGCGCCTTGTACGAGCAAGGCAAAGTGCATCACGTGGGCATTTTCCCCGATCTTGAAGACCAGATGTGCAACTTCACTGCCTCCGGTTACGTGGGTGATGGATCGCCTGACCGTGCCGACGCCCTTGTCTGGGCAATCACTGAATTGATGCTCGGCGACGAAAAGAACGTCGCAATGTTCCTTAGAAAGAAGCACCGATGAACCCAATTCGAGCCTTGGCCAATGCCGCGGCGCGTCGGCTCGACGTCATGTTCCCGGGCTACTTCAGCGCTGCCAAGCATAACCATTACGCTGATTTCGGATATCCTGAAAATCTGACGTTCGATATGCTGTATGGCATGTACCGCCGAAACGGTATTGCCGCAGCCGGTGTTGACAAGACAATCCTGAAGACGTGGCAGAACAACCCATTCCTGCAGGAAAAGCAGCGTGACGGGTCCGAGGGGCAGCGCAGCGAGGAAACCAAGCTTGAAGCCGATATTCGCCAGAGGTTCGAAGACCTGCGCATCTGGTCACGCATTGCTGAGACTGATCGCCGGTCATTGGTCGGGTCTTACTCCGGTCTGATCCTTCGTCTGGCGGACAACAAGAAGTTCTCGGAGCCGGTTGATACGGTGCCGGGCGGGCTTTTGGGGCTAGTCGAAGTCATCCCGGCGTGGGAAGGCCAGTTGCAGGTCTCCCAGTGGGATACGGACGAAATGTCCGAGACCTACGGCCAGCCGCTGATGTACCAGTTCAATGAGGCAAGCGTAGGAGAGGAAACACGACAGCCACGCCAGTTTATGCTTCACCCCGATCGGGTGATTATCTGGTCACGTGATGGAACGCTCGATTGCCGTTCACTACTTGAACCCGGCTACAACGACCTAATCACGTTGGAGAAGGTGAGCGGTGCGGGCGGTGAGGGCTTTTGGAAGAACGCCAAGTCAGCGCCGGTGCTCGAAGTCGACGCTGAAGCCAAACTTGACGAGATGGCGAAGGTCATGGGCGTGCCGGTTGATGAGCTTGTCGACCGCATGAACGACCAGGTAGAAGATTGGCAGCGCGGCTTTGACAAGCTGCTGATGATGCAGGGAATGACCGCGAAGACACTTGGCGTCACACTGCCGAGCCCGGAACACTTCTTTGCCATCGCCCTCCAGGCGTTCGCAGCTTCCATCTCGATACCGGTCAAGATCCTTGTCGGTTCACAGACGGGCGAGCGCGCCAGCACGGAAGACGCGGATGAATGGGCCAAGACCAACATGTCCCGCCGGACAAACACGGTCCGCCCGAACATAATGGACTTCGTCAACCGTCTGGAGCGATTCCGCATACTGCCGGAAAAGGACTGGTATCTGGATTGGGCAGACCTGACTGAAACGTCCATGGCTGAGAAGATCGACCGTGTGGCCAAGATGGCAGACACCAACCAGAAAATGAGCGCATCCAATGAGTTGGTATTCACTGCTGACGAGATGCGTGAAGTAGTCGGCAAGGAGCCTCTCACGGACGAACAGCGATACCGTGAAGATGACGACGGCGATCTAACCGCTGCTGCTGGCCTGCCTCTCGACCCCGCAACCGAGGAATAACCAATGAAAACCGTTCGGGTGAATATCCGATCACTGGCTAACGCCGGTGCGATCCGACGCGAGAAGAGAAACGGCCGAGACGTGGTTATCGTCCCGTCTGCCACTCTCCCTGACGATATCGTCATGAACGACATCATGTACCCGGCTGATGAGATCGCGAAGAGCTTCGCCAGTCTGGAGAGAACTCCAGCACCACTCGGTCACCCAATGATCAATGGTGCATTCGTCTCGGCTCGAGACCCGGAAGGCATCAATCTTGGCTGGATTGGCGCCTGGAATGAAAACGTGCGCCGTGAGAATGGTCGGGTGTTCCTCGACAAGGTCATCGATGTGGAAACCGCTAGCCGATCAGACGGTGGAAAGCGGGTTCTGGAAGCCATCGACAATGGCGGGCCCATTCATACGTCAACCGGTCTTCTTGCCCTTCTGGAAGCCGCAAACGGTGACGTGAACTACAAGCATATCGCTCGAGCCCTGGAATTCGACCATGACGCCATCCTGCTTGATGAGCAAGGCGCGGCAACGCCTGAACAAGGTGTCGGTATGCTGGTCAACGCCAAGGGCGAAAAACAGGAAGTCGAGGTCATCAACTCTTTCATCGAGGATGCTGACCGCGAAATGGATTGGGCGGTGGACAGCCTCGCCCGAGCTTTGGAACGGCGCTCCAAGGCGTCCGTGCTGGAGCGAATGAAGTCCGCGATTATGGAGGCCGTTGGCCTGTCCGAGCGGGTTCCCTCAACCAATCGAAAGGAAGACGACATGTCTGTCTCTGACGAGCAGTTCAAGGCGCTTTCCGATGAGGTCAAAACCCTCTCGGACGGATTTGCCAAGATCGGCGAAACCATCGGCGCCGCAGTGGCCAACGCTGTGAAGCCTCTGGTTGATGCACAAAATGAAATGGTCGCCAACCAGAAGGCCAAGGAAGACGCCGAGAAGGCCGATCTTGTCGACAAGGTGGTGAAGGCCAATCTTCTTACCGAAGCCGTGGCCAATACGCTTTCCATCGACGCGCTCAAGGAGCTTGCGCCCAAGGCCGAACCCGGCCGTGCCGCCGCCCTGAATGGTGCGTTCAAGCCGACCGCTGACAAGCCCGGCTTCAAGGTTCCGGAAGGAGAATAAACCCATGGCCCGTTACAACAAGATTTTCGCTGGCCCTTTCACTGAGGCCACGCCACAGGTTCAGGAGGGTATTGCAGCCGCTGCAACTCTCCCGGGCCTCGCCGTGGTGCTGAATGGCACCGGCGGCTTTGCCATCGCTGGCGCATCCACCAATGAAAAGGTGTTCATCGCTCAGGACAATTACCTTGTCCTCAAGGGCGTGGACGATCCGTGGGCAGCCGGTGACCGCATGATCGGCATGGAAATGCTCGATGAGCAGTTCTTCAACGTTCGCGTACCGACCGGCACCAACATCACCAAGGGCGCCAAACTCACGACGAACGCCACTGGCCGATTCATTATCGCTGCCGCTGACGCGCGCATCATCGCGATTGCCGAAGAGGCTTACAACAACACCACCGGATCGGACCAGCTTGTGCGTGTGCGCGCAGCCAAGGGCCATCTGGCAGCGGCATAAGGGAGTTACACCACATGCGTTACTTCTCCTCCCAGCTTCTCAACAGCTCGCGTATTCACGCCGGTTGGTGGGATGAGGTCTCGGCGGACCGTGAATGGTTCCACAATTCCGAAGATGCTCTTGCCGCAGTGCGCAACCAGTCGGCAGTTCTGCCGCGTGATGCGTGGCTCGAACTCGACGGGATCACCCGCCGCGTGATGCGAAACGATGAAGGTCAGGTCTATATGGCCGATCTGATGCCGCTCGCCAAGCCGGTCAACATCGGGAAGCTGGTCCACCTCAATCGCGTGTCTTCGGATGCCGGTACGGTTGTCCGCTCACTTTCCGGTCAGGTGCCGGTTCCTCTGGATAAGGTCACCTATGACTATCGCGGCACGCCCGTTCCGATCTTCTCGACGGCATACGGTCGCGAATGGCGGGAATGGAACACCTTGCAGTCCGAGAATTTCGACGCTCTGTCGGATGATCAGGAAGCGCATACCGCCAAGATCCGCCGCGACATGGCTCTGTATGCTCTGGATGGCGATCCGACGATTACCGTGCAGGGTTACACCGCATACGGCATCCGCACGTCGCCTTATTCCAAGGCGATCAATCTGGGTTCGGCTGCTGGTGGCGCCAACATCGATCTGACCACGGCTGGTTCCGATGATATCGACAACTTCATCACCCAGACGCTGGGTGCGATGCTCGATGACAACCTGATCACCGGCAAGATCAATCTGTACGTCTCGCCGGAGATCGGGCGTAACCTGGACAAGTCCTATTCGGGATCGACCGGGTTCAAGGGCGGCACGCTTCTGTCCTATCTGCTCACCAATCGTCGTATCAACAAGATCGCGGTGACTTATGAGCTTCAGGGCAACGAGTTCTTCGGGTTCGTTCCGAACGCCGAATACATTCGCCCGCTCGTCGGCATGGCCGTCAACACGACTGCCAAGGTTCGTCAGAACCCTACGGATAACTATCAGTTCCTGATCATGGGTGCGATGGGTCTGGAAATCCGGGCCGATTTCAACGGCAAGACCGGCGTTTTCTACAGCACCGAGGTCAACTGATGAACCAGCCCGGCCTTAGTGCCGGGCGTCCTCTTTCAGGAAGGAACAGAGCATGCGTGTGAAAATCACGAAGCCGGGTATCTTCGGCGCCAAGGGTGAAATCCCGGTCGGAACCGAAGTGACCGTGAAGGAAGAGCCGAAGGGCTGGGCCGGTCGATATGAAGTCATCTCTGGAGACGGGGAAGGCAAGACCGCAGTCACCAATCCTGGTCAAGGTGAACGGGAAGAACTGAAGAAGCAGGCGGATGAGCTTGGCATCGAGTACGCCAAAAACATCTCGAACGGAAAGCTTCAGGAACTGATTGACGCGAAACTGGCGGAATAACGAACATGGCAGGCTACGGCACAGACGATCAGTTCCAGTCTTGGCTAACTGATAACGGATATACATTGCCTGATGATGCGCCGTCGCTTGCCGTTCTTCGTCAGCGTGGCAGTCTTTACATCGACGCTGTCTATGGTGACCGGTTCATAGGTCGTATCGCCACATTCGATCAGGAACGGGCTTGGCCTCGCATAGGTGCGTCACTGAGAGGCACGGCGATACCTTCTGACGTAATCCCGCAGGCGGTCATCTATGCATCGTTCTATGCCGCCTATGAGGAAGCAGTTAACCCCGGCAGTCTGAATAATACAGGTTCGTCATCGTCTGCGGTTGTTCGCGAGAAGGTCGGCGATCTGGAAGTTCAGTATGCGAATGCTCAGTCCGATGGCACGGCAGCATTCCTCACACCATTAATCTCGACAGTTGATGGCATGCTCGCGCCGTATCTGCGCGATCTGGATGCAACCTGTCTCTGGCTCAAATCGGTGGGCTGATGGCTAAGTTCAATTACGCCCGCTCGGTAGCCACGGCGAACAAGCTCATCGACAAGTTCGGACAGACCGGCGCTATCCGGCGTACCGAGACATCTGGCGATCCATGGGACCCAGGCACAAGCGATACGGACTATCCGTGCACACTGGTAGCGCTGGATTACGACCAAAAGGATGTTGACGGGACGCTGATCAAGTCGACCGACAAGAAGGTTTACGTTGCAACGAAGGGCCTGACGATCCGGCCGACGACAACCGATAAGGTCATTATCGGCGGGATTTTAAGTACGATTGTCCAGGCGAAGCCGCTCAATCCAGCGGGAACCGTCGTTTATTGGGAGTTGCAGGCACGTGCTTAAACGTCTAACGCCTCGCGAACGGTTTGAAGCTCTTATCGCGACATATGAACCGATCCTGCGCGCCGCCTTCATGGCAGCCGTGGATGATATCCGGTCGAACATTGTCCTTCGTAGAATCGTTGAACGGCTCGAAAAGGGCGATATCTCGGGCGCGATTGACGCAATGTTCATTGAAGAGGCAGCGTTTAATCCGCTCGAAGAGGCATTGCGTCAGGCGTTCAATGCGGGGGGAGTCGACACGGTTTCGACCATGCCGGCACTGAAAGACCCGGAAGGCCATACTGTGGTCATTCGTTGGGATGCTCGGAACGTGGTTGCTGAAAATTGGCTGCGCGATCATTCGGCCAGTCTCGTTTCAGGAATTGTAGCTGATCAGGTCGAAAGCATCCGTACTGCTCTGACGGATAGCCTTGCTCGCGGCGACAATCCGGCGAAGGCCGCCAAAGCTATCGTTGGGCCAGTAAACCGGGCTACTGGAACGCGAGAAGGCGGGATTGTCGGTCTGACGGCAGCACAGGCCCTGTTCGTACAGAGCGCTCGTGACGAGCTTCTTTCCGGCGATCCTGCGCTTTTGCGGAACTATCTTGAGCGCGGCCGGCGAGACAAGCGATTTGACCGAACGGTGACGAAAGCTCTTAAGGAGCAAACCCCATTGCCGGCGGATGTCGTGGACAGGATCGCCAATCGTTATAGTGCGGGCCTACTGAAGCTTAGGGCCGACACGATTGCCCTGAATGAAACATTCGATGCGATGGCAGCGGCAAAAGACATAGCCTTTCGCCAGCAGATCGATAACGGTATTCTCTCGGCAGACATCGTCACCAAGACTTGGCGACACACACCGCAGGAGCACCCGCGAGCGCAGCATGTTGCGATGCGAGGACAGAAGGTCAGGTATGACCAACCATTCGTCGCGCCAGACGGCACCTTGATCATGTATCCGCATGCTCCAGGCATTCCGGCCCGGCACAAGATCGGATGCAAGTGCGTGGCCGAATACAAGATCGATTTCGTCGCTCAGTTGGTGGAATAATGGCCAAGTCTTTTGCCGCAACCGTCGGGCATTGGGCCGTTAAAGTCGATGGCGCGCTTGAAGTCGTGTTTAAAGAGAGCGCGCAAGAGCTCGTCAGTCAGATGGACAAACTTCTGTCGGACATGGTCTATGACCAGCCATCATCTGAGAATTACAGGCGAACCGGCTTTCTTCGTGCCTCTCTGATGGCGTCACGTGAAGCCATGCCAAGGCTGTATCGAGACAATCCCGGCGGGTCGGTTCCGCCTGATCTGCAGCCAGTCATCCTGGTCATCAATAGCGCGGACCTCGGAGATACCATCTATCTCGGCTACACCGCCAACTACGCGGCATATGTCCACTATGGTGCCAAGGGCGCGGCTCCGCGTCCGTGGGTAACGCTCATCGCTCAGCGGTGGGAAGAAATCGTTGCCGCCAAGGCAAAAGAAGTGAAGCAAAGGCTCAAGCTCTGACATGACGATCGAAAAGAGTATAGAAAACGCTCTATTCGAGCGCGTGGCGTCCTTGGTGCTTAATCCTGCGCTTCCGGTCGCTTGGCCCAACATCGCGTTCCAGCGGCCCGCTACGGGATATCTGCGCGTGACGCACGTGCCGAACACCTCGCGACGGCGGTTCGTCGGATCGACTGAGCCTCATCAAAGGCGGGGCATTCTTCAGATAGATGTATTCCTGCCTCTGAACGGTGGGGCAACGAAGTCGACGGAGAACGCAGGCAAGGTTGCGCAGCATTTCCCGACCGACCTAAAACTGCCGAAAGACGGGTTGACCGTTCGCATCACCAAGGCACCTGACATCGCACAGGGGTTCAGCGATGAGACGTACTGGCAAGTGCCTGTGACGATCTCATACGACTGTTTCGCATAACATTCATCCGGCCTGAGCCGTTAACAGCCCCCATACGGGGCTTTTTTCATATGGAGAAGACCCATGATTACAACTGCTTCGGGCTCTACGATTGCGATCGGGCCTGCAACCCCTGTCACGGGCGCCAATGAGGCCGCTATCATCACAGCGTACAAGGCGCTGGCCTACGTGCCCGTCGGTGAAGTTCAGAACCTCGGCGAATTCGGTGATGAGGCGAACGACGTCACTTTCACCAGCCTTTCCGATGCCCGTGTGCGCCATCTCAAGGGTGCTCGCGATGCTGGCGTACTCGCCCTGGTATGTGGCCGTGATCCTCTCGACGCAGGTCAGATCGCGCTGAGGGCGGCTGAAAAGACCAATCTGGCTTACGCAATTCGCATCATCGCGAACGATGCGCCAGATGAAACCGGAACCCCAACCGAGTTCTATTTTCACGCGCTCGTGCAGTCGGCGAAGGAAAGCTATGGCGAAGCCGATGATGTGGTCACCACGACCTTCAATCTCGGCATTACGACCGCCATTTTTGAACAGGAAGCCACTGCCGGAACCCCGTAATCCCAACAGCTTATCAACTGTTTCTCCACAAACGTATCAACAGGAAATTCACAGATGGATTTGTCAGTATTTGACGGCGCGGCTAAGGCATTTGACGAAGGTTTCGAGGTGGATATAGTTCACCCAACCACTGGCAAGAAGCTGGGCATGAAGGTTCGCGTTGCGTCGTATCAGTCGCAGCGTGTTCGTGATGTCCAGCGTCGCCTGGCCAATGCCAACATTCGCGACCAGAAGCGCAATCCGAAGAAAGTCCAGACGGTCGAAGAAATTGAAGATCGCGCAGTTGATGTGATGGTGGCCGCTGTTCTTTCGTGGGAAGGATTCGAGCGAGGCGGGAAGGCCATTGAATGCACGACGGAAAACGTCCGGGCAGTGCTGACCAATCCGGATTTGTGGTTCATTGCCGAGCAAATCGACGCTGCGGCGGATAATCAACTGGCTTTCGTGAAAGCCTCGCCAGCGAGCTAATTTCGTTCGGCGAGGCCGTCTTCGCTAAACGACGGCCGACCGTCCTGCCAGACTTCCCAGACGATTTACGGCACGTCTGGGGCTGGTTCCTTGATCTGAACGCCCGCCGATCAGTCGGCATGTCTGCAAATCCGATCTCGTATGAAGAGATCGACGCCTATAGCCGTGTTCACGGCATTTCGATGCTGACATGGGAGGTCCAACTAATCTGCTTACTGGATAACGCCATCCTTGCTGTCACGCGGGCAGGCCAAAAAACCAAATCCAGCGACCAGTTGAAGAACGAAACCCCTGCCAGTGACGGGCATGGCGTTGCATCGCTGTTGCGTGGGTTTAAGAGAAAGAAACGGGAATGATTGTTGAAGTAACATATAAGAAGCGTTAATCGACTTGCTGGGTATACCTATTGAGGGCTGGGTTTTTGCGGGTGCCATCAAGTTACGTTTGGAAACGCACGGCGTTGGTTGCCGTAATAGCAGCGCTTATCTCGATTTCGCTCTCGACAGGGATACGTGTCGTAATTGGTGCGCGTTCCGACACGGTCACGATTGTAGTCCGTCTCTTACTTCCGTTTCTTATCGCGATACCGTTGGGCGTTTTCTGGTTTTCACGATTGGAAAAACTGGAACAGTCTTACCGCGTTGCGGTGAAGAGAGCGAATGAACTGGCGCGAGTAGCCAGTATTGACCCGCTAACTGGCCTGCTCAACCGGAGAAGTTTTATCCAGCAGTTTAATGCAGCCAACAAGGCAGGTGTTCGCGGATGGTTTTTGATTGCTGATATCGATTATCTAAAGCGGATCAACGATCAATACGGGCATCCAACAGGAGATGATGCCGTAATTTCAGTTGCACAGGCATTGGAAGATTGCTTGTCGAACGACAGCCTGATTGCGCGCATCGGAGGTGATGAGTTCTGTGCGTTCGTACCGAAAGCAGAAATAAGTAACATCGATTCTGTGGTTGCAGATATCAGTTCAAGGGCGTCCGGCCTTTTGAACGAGAAAAGGCCAGACAAAGAATTGCCGTTATCTGTTTCGGTGGGCCTTGCAACTTGCAAGCCAAGGCAGACTTTCGAGGAAGCCTTGGCTCTGGCAGATGAAAGGCTCTATCGAAAAAAAAGCGACAGGCCGCAAAAGCTCGTTTAGGTCTTCTGATAACAACCCAACTGCGCCGCTTCGGTTCTGGCTTGTACTCGCTCGATTTCCCTGATCGCAGGATATTCGGTGCGACTAAGCAATTGCTTGCAGCGGATTTCTTTGTACTCAGGGTCAGGCGCCCGATTGCTAACGCAACCGGAAAGAACAAGCAGGGCGAGACTGGCGGACACAAGTGCTTTCATGTGGGTTCCCTCTTTCGGGGGATTATAGCGCGTGTTGCGAGGGTGGGTAGATGGCGGAGCAGGCTGCCAGCATAAGGAGCGCCATACGGGCCGCTTTTAATTTCCTAGCTCTTGTTTCAATGATGTTGCCAACTTCCCGCACATGGTCGGATTGAACAGCGAGAAATTGGTTTGCTCTTTTTCCTGCGGTTGGTCGGCAAGTTTCTTCAAAGCATTACTTGCCGTTTCAGAGGGGTTTTTCACGCCAGCAGAGGCCAAAAAATTGATAAATGTCTTTCGGGCGTCTTCAACGATTTCTGGCATATCTAGCCGCTTGTTACATTGATCCGCAAAGATCAACCGAGTGAGAGATTTTTGTAACTGTTCCTGTTTTTCTGGTGCAACTTCAATTGGCTGAGAAATAGCAGGAGAGGTTAAGGTCAGTACCAATGCAAAAACACTTGACCTAATCATTTGAACTCTTCCTTCGACCCGTCCTCGTACAGGACAGCGGAAACGCATATCTTAGCGGTTACGTCTTGAGGCCGGACTTTTGCTAGCCGAGCGGCGCTCCAAGAACCCTTTTCCACAAGGGCTGCCTTGGGCTTGATTACCGTGTCAGGATCGAGTGCAAGGTTTGCGATTTTCTCGCCAAAAGGGTCAACGAACAGTGCGACGGCTTTGAGCATGCGGATTTGTTTGTCGCTGTTGCTTTGTAGGGTCATGCTGACGGATACGCTCCCGAAATCTCCCGGTTTCGCTGACCAATCTTTGATCGTAAGCAGTTGAGAATTAAGGTTACCGCAGTCTGCGGTTTCAGCCGCTGCCGTGCTGGCCCAGAGCCCCGCAATCATTGCCCCGATGAATAAATACTTCATGCCCCGTCTCCTTCTTAGGTGGCGAGGACGATAGCTTTCGCCTGAAAGGAACGCAACATGGCTGACATCGCTACTCTTGGCTTGGAAGTGCGCAGTGATCAGGTTGAGAAAGGCACTCGTGCGCTCGACAAGATGTCCGGTGCGGCAAAACGGGCTGAAGCAGCGGTAAACGGCTTTTCCTCGACCAGTTCAGGTGCCGCATCTGCGGCTTCGCGGCTTTCAGCCGGTATGAACAACGCCGAAGCCGGATTGGAGCGCGTGGCGGGAGCTGCGAGGCAAGCCCAGCAGTCACTTCGACTGGCCAGCGTAGCCGCCAACGATAACATCCGGGCCGCCAGCAAATTCAATACGGCAAATATCGCTGCACAGTTTCAGGACATCGCCGTTTCTGCGCAGATGGGAATGGGCGCATTCCAGATTGGCCTACAGCAGGGCACACAGCTTGCAGCGGTCATCAGCATGATGGAAAACCCGTTACGCGGTCTCGGCGCGGCATTCATGTCCGTCATCTCGCCAGTAAGCCTCCTGACCATCGGCCTTGTGTCGCTGTCTGCGGCGGGTCTGCAAATGGTCGATTGGCCAAAGCGAACCGCTCAGGCTCTCATCTTCCTTGCCGACAATCTTAAGGCCATTGCTCCTTACGCTGCAACGGCTGCTGCGGCACTCGCGCTAATCTATGCGCCATCCGTGATCGCCGGAATGGTAACTCTCATCGCTTGGATGGGCCGTGTATCGGTTGCCGCGATCAGCATGGGTGCATCGTTCGCGCTCGCTAATCCCGCTACCGCTTTGGTGGCTGGTTTTGCCGCAGCCGTCATTGCCGCAAATATATTCCGCGATGAACTGACCAGGATCTTCGGACTGGACATCGTCGGGGCCGCAAAAAGCGGGGTCAATGCTATCATCGGGGTATTCGTCGGAAGCTACAATGCTATTGTAAACGGATGGTCGGCACTCCCCGGGGCATTTGCTGATCTGTCCATTCAGGTCGCTAATAATTTTCTCGGCGGTATCCAGTATATGGTGCGCGAGACTGTAAGCCTCGTGAACGGCATGATTATAAGCATCAACGGGTCGCTTCGGAACGGATTTGAAGCATTGGGAATGGATCGGGAAGGAGCGCCGCAGTTTCCCGATCTGGGGCCATTGCGCAACTACAAGATTAGTCAAATTGAAAATCCCTATGCAGGCCAAGCCCAAGCATTTGACAATGGTGTGTTAAAATCCATTCAGGATGCGCAAAAGACTGACTATGTCGGCGGGATGTACTCGGCCATTGAAAGCGGGGCATCTGCGGCAGCGGGCAAGCTGCGAGAGCTTGCCAAGGGGCTTACAGACGTTGACGAAAAGTCGAAAAAAGGTCGTAAGCGGAGGGGCAAGACCGATGCCGAATATTATCAGGACATCATTGACGGTGCCGATCGGCGTATAGCATCGCTACTGGTTGAACAGCAGGCTCTCGGAATGACTGAAGAAGCCGCCAATGCGCTTCGATACGAGCAGGAAATGCTAAACCAGGCGCAACAGCACGGTATCGAGCTCACACCGAAGCAGGCCGACTACATCAAGATGCTTGCGGGGACGATGGCAGGTCTGGAATCTGCAATCCAGAAAACCCAGGACGCGATCAACTTCGCCAAGGATACGACGAAGGGTTTCTTTTCCGACATGGCGAATGGTCTGGCGAATGGGCGTGGCCTATGGGGGGCGTTGGCTGATGCGGCTGTGAATGCCATCAACAAGATTGCGGATGCCCTCATCGATAGCGGGATTGAAAGCCTGTTTGGTGGCGGTGGAATCAGCAAGTGGATTGGCAGTCTGTTTGGCGGAGGGGGGGTGGGAGGAGCTGCTGACCCGTGGTCAGGCCTGCGGCTTGCAAGCGGCGGCTACGTGACTGGTCCCGGCTCTGCAACCTCTGACAGTATTCCGGCTTGGCTGTCGAACGGCGAATTTGTCATGAACGCAAAGGCGACAAAAGCTTTCGGCCCGTGGCTTCAGGCTATGAACGATAACAAGGTCCGCGGTTTTGCATATGGCGGTCCGGTTGATGGGAATGTCGTCTCAATTCCGTCTCACTCCACCTTGCCGAGTGTTCGAGAGGCTGCTGTTGCTGGCGGCCAGCAGACTGTTCGTATCATCACGGAAACCCGTTTTGTGAATGACGGGAACTTCCAGAACTACATCAAGAGCGAAGTCGAGGAGGGCTCTGCGAAGACCTTCAAGGCTGGTATCCAAAAGTACGACAAGGGCGGCGCTGTTCGCGCCGCTCGTGATCTGCGTCAGGTGAACCAGAGAGGCTATGCGAAATGAGTATCAGCCTTCCTGACTTCATCGAGTATCAGGCTGGCCGTCCACGGCTGAATAAGCCAATTTCAATGTCTCGGTATGGCGAACGAGCCATATCGATGATCCAGAACGGTGATGAGTGGTGGACAGTCAACATCGAAACCCAACCGATGTATGACGATGATCTGGCGGAGTTCGAAGGCTGGCTTGCCCAAGCGCAGAACGGCATGGAGACAATTGTTTACACAGTTCTCGGTAAGCAATCGCTTCCCCGAGCCTACTGGAACAATCCGAATAGCTCCGTACCGGCCGGGAATGGTTCGCTGACATCGGTCACGAATGGGAAAACGCTGCTGATCGGCGGCGTGACTGTGGGATTGGCGATGACGAAGGGCGATCTGATTTCGCTCACGTCCGCCGTCTATCACAGTCTTCATCGGGTAACGGCCAACGCTAAGGCAGGGGCGACAATCACGCTACCTGTCGAGCCGCCGGTGCCGTCCTACATCGCAAATGGCGCAACGGTTCGCTTTAAAGACCCAGTTCTGAATACCCGGATTGTGCCGGGATCGACCGAAGTTGAAGACGGCGTGATGCCAACGGCGAAGTTTCAGCTCATCGAGGTGCCGAGATAGGCAGATCACCGCTGTCGCCGTGCGCGAATAGCGCGAAGCCATGTGTTGTTGAACATAATGGCCCCTATGACCAATGCGACGGCACCCATGGCGATCATGCCGATAGCTACGCCTTGGTCTCCGAACTGCTGATATAACCAGCCCGTTCTCTCAACTGCTTGGGCAGGATTTCCAAGGCGAAGAACTCCTTGGATCAAGGCGCCAAAACCGACAATCAACATGCAAACGCTTCTAATCATGCCGGCCAGATATCAGTTGGGCGCGGTTCGATCCACCCTTTCATTGGTTTGACGGTAACTCATGGCCTTTCCCGCACGTCTACAGCAACTGCTCAACGAGGGCAGGGGCAAGATCGCATCTGCCGTAAAGTTTGAGTTCGGCACCGGCACCTATGGCTTTTTCTCGGGCAAGGGCAGTGCCGATTACGGTGGACTGACCTATCACGGCAACACCATCATCGATATCGATGAGCCAACGTATGCGCTCGGCACGGCGGCACAGCCCGTCACCATGCGCCTGCCCGCTGCCGCCGATTTCGGCCTGACGCCGGATAAGCTCGGGTTGATCGAACAGGAAGATTATAAAAATCGACCTGTCACGTTCTACGATTTCTATTTCGACCCGGACAACAACGCTTTCCTTCATGCCGAGCCGACCTGGTACGGCTATGTCGATTACATCGACCACCGCGAAGAAAGCGATGAGGTCTGGTTAGAAGGCCACATTGAAACGGGCGCGGTCGACAACTTCCGCGAGGGCTACCGCTACGCCTCGCATGAGGACCAGCAGCTTGTGTCGCCCGGTGACATGCTTTTCGAATACGCCGCGAGGATCAAGAATGATTATTTCAAAATCAAATTCGGCTAGGGTCCCCGGCTGGGACCGGGCGCTGGAAGAGCTTGCAACCGCTCATGTATCGATCACGCCGGAATGGGGCGTTTCAGACTGCCTGATGACGGCGGCCGATGCGATTCAAGCGGTCACCGGCGAAGACCCGCTTGCTGAGTTTCGTGGCAAGTACAAGACGGAAGCCGGGGCAGCCCGGAAGATGCGCGCCAATGGCTGCGAGAACGTCAAGGACGTATTCGAAACCTATCTCCAGCTTGAGCCGGTCAATCGGCTCTCTGCCCGCAGGGGTGATGTGGGCGTTATCCGCATCAATGACGAATATGTCGCCGGGTTCATTTGCGGCTCCGGCTTCGCGGTGAAGCAGCCGCATGGGCTCGCATTCTTGTCCGTGACCGACATCGAGCAGGCCTACAAGGTCGGCCTGTAACCACTTCGACAATTTGCGCCTTTGAAGGTCCGCCAGCAGCGGGCCTTTTTTGTTGCGCCCGATTGAGGCTGTCGCATGCCATTTTTAGCGCCTATCTTCACCGCGATTGGCGGTCTTGTGTCGAGCGTGGCCGCATGGGCTGCTGCAAGCCCGATCCTCGCCGGTATCGCGCAGACCGCATTCGGCATTGCACTCAAATATGCGGTCAATGCGCTTTTCCCTCCGAAGACCCAGAGCCGCGCATCGGAACTTGAAACCCAGTACGGCGCCAATATCCCCCGCTCGGTCATTCTCGGTACCTGCGCGACGGAAGGCCATCACATTTACCGCAACAGCTATGGCAGTGGCGGGCGTCTGATACAGGACGTGTTCGTGCTGTCGAGCTTCCGCATCACGGCGGTGCCACGTGTTCGCTATAATGGCCAATGGCGCATCTTGAGCCAGCAGGATGCCAACGGCTACTGGCTTGTGCCGAATGAAGGAACAAGCGGCGACGATCACGATAACGTCCGCGTCAAGTTCTTCTACGGCACGATGGATCAACAGGCAGAGCCGACGCTGATAAGTAATGCCCGTCCTGCTGGCCGCTGGACTGCAAACCATCGCGGTGCAGGCGTTGCCTATGCCGTCGTGTTTTCCGAACTGCGCAAGAATGGCGACGGTCTGACATCTCCGGCAAAACTGTTATTCGAAGTCGTCGGTGCGCCGCTTTACGACTGGCGCAAAGACAGCACGATGGGCGGATCAGGCGCGCATCGCTGGGACGATCAGAGCACGTGGGAATATTCCGATAATCCGGTCGTGCAGATCTACAATCTGGAACGCGGTTTTTTCAACGGCACTCAGCGCATGGTCGGCAAGGCTGTTCGTGCAAGCCGTCTGCCGTTGGCAGAATACACCCAGGCTGCGAACATCTGCGACGAAATCATGTCGGACGGTTCGAAGCGTTATCGTGCTCATGCGATTGCCAAGGACGGCCCCGGCGCGAACCACGACGCAAATCTGACGCCGATCCTTGAAGCCATGTGCGGCTCGTGGGTGGAGCGCGTTGATGGTGAGTTTCCGATCGCTGGCGCTCCGCAAGCTATCGTTGCAACCATCACCGACGACGATATCAAGCGTGGAGCACCGCTTCGTTTCAGTGCCAAGCGCAAGCGTACGGAACTGATCAACACTGTCGCGGCTTCCTACGTCTCGCCGGATGACTTCTACGAGACCAAGGACGCGGCTACCCGTATCGATGAAGGGGCGCTGGCCGAAGATCGGGAAACACTTGCCAGTGCCATTCCTTACGCTGCCGTAACCGATGTGCGGCAGGTGGACAGGCTGGCCGATATCGCGATCCGTGGCGCTCGCTATCAGGCATCGGCGGAAATCGTCGTTCATCCGAAATTCCTCGATACGATCAAGGAAGGCCGGTGGGTTCGCTGGAACAGTGCGAAATATGGCGACCGGACATATCAGGTTCTGACGCGCCAGCTTGGCGGCATCAATACCGACGGCGCTCGTGATATTTCGATTGCGCTGCAACAGATCAGCAATGGCGTTTTTGACCCGACGGCCTACGAGACAAACCCTCCGAACATCATCGTCGTGCCACCGCCACAGTATCTGGCGGAGGTGCAGAACTTCGATGTTATCCCGACAATCGTTAAGGCCGATGGTGCCGGAGAGTTGCCCGGTGCACGGCTGCTCTGGGATACGATTGATGATATCTCGGTCGTCGGTGTTGATATCGAATACTGGCCCGCAAACGATCCGAGCCAGGTGTTCAAACGGTTCGTCACCTGGGACGTTGTGAATGTTCTTCTGGTCGAAGGTCTGACTTCGCTCACAGATTGGTTTGTGCGCACCCGGTTGCGCGTCGATAATGGCCGGTCTGTTGCTTGGTCGGCGGCGAAGCCGTTCCGCACCCTGAACGCCCAAGGCGATCAGAACCCTATCGATTATGAAGGACTGGCCGATGACCTGAAGGGTTATCTCGGCTGGATCGGGCCGCAGGTTCGCGAGTTGATCCGGCTCAGTCAGGAGTTGGTGACGCAGATCGCTGACAACCATGCCAACAGCTACGAAGACCGACAGATGCTGGTTCGTCGGCTGGAAAGCACATTCGGCAGCGCTCAGGCACAGTGGGAGGAAGCCATTTTCGTCGCCACCGGGCCAAACAGTGCCATTGGCCAGCAGCTGACACGGATTAATGCCCAGCTCTGGGACAATACCGGTGCAAGCATTATTCAGTTGCTGCAAGTCCGTGTCGATGGCGTCGAGGATGATGTTGCGGCGCAAGCCAACCTCATCACCCAGCTATCGTCCAATATCGGTGAAGTGTCTGCGAACGCGACTTTCCGTATGGGGACTTATGCGGCACCGAGCGGCTGGAACTCCCGCATTGGTATGGAAGTGCGCGGTGGAACAAACGATAGCTACAAGAGCGCCGGCCTCTTCCTTGATGTGACCAGCACCCAGGCGCGTATTGCCCTGATAGCCGAACAGATCGTGTTCTCGAACGGCACGGAGTTCTTCAAGCCCTTCGTCATCCAGAACAACGTCATGTACGGCGAAGGCTTCGTCATGGATTGGGCGAAGATCGTCAATGTCCAGATCGGCACTGCCCAAATCGGGGATGCTGCAATCACTTCTGCGAAGATTGGCAACTTGCAGGTGAAAACCAGCAATCTGGACTTTGGGTCTGTGACACAAGTCTTCAATGCTTCTGGATCATCACCCAACCCCGGCAATCAGAACACCCCGGCCTGCAGTCTTCTGACGATCAATCCGCAGGGGAATACCTGTCTGATCACTTTCGGCTGGTCGATCACGTGGACAAGCTCGTCAAACTCGTCTGTCACCATCAGTCTGATCAATGTCACAACTGGGGTAACGGTGGCCTCGGCGCAATCGCCTTCGTCCAATGGCGCGACATTCTCAGACTACATCACCATGATCGACACGAGCGCGGTCAGCGGGAACAATAATTACGAACTCCGCTATGCGGGCACCGGTATTCCCATCGTAAGCGCGTTCTCCGGGACTATCCGGGCGCTCGTTTGGAAGCGCTGACCATCATCAAAATCTAACCGAAAGAAACCGCGTGAACAGCGCGGGGAGGTAACTCATGGCTGTTCTATCGGACTATACCGATGGCACGATCACCGTCACAAATGGCTCGGTGGATTTCACCGGCACCAATACACTCTGGAGAAGTGCAGCGTTTCGGGAAGGTGATACCGTCCTTCTGCAAGGCTTCACCGGAGTGATCGCCGGTACATCAGATGACGATCCGCTGATACTGTCCAACACGGCAGGACAATTCACGGAACCATGGCCTGGAGCAAGTGGCACCTTCGCCTACCGGATGCGCTACCAGCCGGACAATGCCAGGTTTTCTGCGAAAAGCACGATGCTGATCAACCTTCTCGCCAATGGCATTCTGCGCGGTATTGCCGATATCGGAGTTGAGGATGGTAAGCTTCTCATTGGCAACGTTGCCGGTCTTTATGACCTGATTGATAAGTCAGAATTGGGCATTCAAGACCCGAACGGCAGTCTCGGCAAGCTGGCGGCGCTGACGCTTGCGGCGAATAAAATTCTGAACACCGACGGCTCCGGCAATCTCACGCAGTCGGATATCACGGCAGCGGCGCTTGTGCTGCTCAAATTGGCCGGAACATCGGCCGCGAACAAGCTTCCGTATTTTGATGCTGCCAATTCCGCCGCTCTGGCTGACTACACCGCAGCAGCCCGTGCACTGACAAACCTCTCGGGCACGGCAGCAGCAGATATGCTCCCCTACCTTACTGGCGCAAGTGGGGCGGGTCTCACGGTGTTGACCTCATTCGCCCGAACACTTCTGGATGACCCAAACGCTACAACAATGGCTGTCACCCTTGGTAATGTTTGGAGCTTCTTGAGTAGCGGCTACTGTAAGCTATCTTTTGGTCTTTATCTGATGTGGGGCTACAGCGGTAACTCTTACAATGACTATCGCATATATTTCCCGACGGCTTTTCCAAATTACTGTGCTTACGTGAATAT